GCTCTACCTGTGATTTGAACAGATCCTAATTGTGACCAGCCACCTATTTTCTCAGGTGTGCCATATCTAAAACGAACGTTATCTCCATTAACCCATTGGCTCTCACCACCGGTTGAGGTAACTTGTTTATTAAATCCAGGTGCAAACTTTACCTTTTGTAACATAGTGTGTTCCTATGCTGTACTACGGTTTAGTTGGCCACGTAGCGTTATTACATTTTTCAACAGTATCTTTACCTGCAGGCAAATCTCTAAGATCCTTACGATATGTTTTCATATCATCAGATAGAGTATTGTCAGATAAAGCAAGGTAATCGGTCTCAGCAAGAAGTCTATTTCTTTTAGCTCTTAGGTCAGCTAAAGCTCTAGCAGGGGCAGCATCTGACCACGCTTTCTCTTCAGCATCTCTAGCAGCTTCTTCTTCAGCTGTGAACTGTACTTTGTTACCGTTTATATTATGATATCTTGGCATAGTTTTCTCCTTATATTTTATGTATCATTATTATAGAATTCCGTAAAGGCAAATATCTCCAGCATCTATGTTGCCTGAACCAAAAGAAAATTGTAAAGCATTTACCGCACTTGTTGTATTTCCATACCCTGCAATATAATAATTTTGAGTAATATCACTCTCATGATAATTATTAAAATTTGCTATAAAATGTTTTACAAATGTTGTGCTAGATGGATTAAATAAACGTAAAGTGCCTACCAAAGACTCATCATTACCATTTCCTTGTCCAGTGCATAAATACTGATTGCCAGTGCCTTGTGCTAAATCTTCTCCAGTTCTATATTCTAAAGCTGTAGAACCATCATCCTCTGCATGATATGCTCTAAAAACAGTAGTTGTTTTTGTAACATTATAGTTGGAACCACCATCAGCACTCATATTAAATTGAAAAAGAATATCATTGTTTGACGGGTGTATATCTTTAAAAGTAAATACATATTCTTTGTAAGTAGAATCTAATACTACATCAGAGCTACCATTAACAAAACTTAAAGTAGAACTAGAACTAGCAGTTAACTTTTTAATAAACACCATAGATCCAGTATTCAAAGACCCAAAGGCTGATACCGATCTAACTGCTCTGTCATTAAGTGTAACTATGCTCATTATGAATCCTTAATTCCGTACATTTTGATAGTTCCAGCATCTGTGTTCCCAGATGACATTTTAAATCTTATTCTAGTTAAAGCTGTAGTTGTGTTAAAATAACCAGCTACATGATAAACCAAAAGAGAACTATTTGTATTATAATGACAATTTCCCTTAGATATAAAATGTTTTACAAATGTAGTCGATGATGGATTAAATAAAAACAATTCTCCAGAACCACTTTCATCATTTCCATTAGTAATATTACCAACTAACCTTTGAAAACTTGTGCCTTGTGCTTGATCATCTTGAGTTCTATAAGCTAAAGCACCATCACTTCCATCCTCATCGTGCCTAGCTCTAAAAGTACTTGAAGTACAAGTAATATTATAATTAGTATTTGTACCTGTATCTACTTGAAATTGAAAATTTACTTGATTAGTAGCTGGATGGACATTTATATATTTAAACATATAAATAGGATAAGTAGAGTCAAACACAACATCATCACTACCATTTAAAAAATCTAGTGTACTACTAGAACTAGCAGTTAAAGTTTTAATATGTGTTAATGATTTAGCTGTCCCAGGTATAGCTGAAATATTTGCAATGCTTCTGTTGTTGTAAGTTACAATTGACATTATACTACTCCATATAATTTAAATGTTCCAGAGTCTATATTACCTGATGACATTTTAAATTGTATAGCGTCTATTGCACTAGTTGTATTAAAATATCCAGCTAAATAAGTGTTTACACTAAAACCACCACTTGAAAGTCTATTTGATGTAATTGTAAAATGTTTAACAAAAGTTGTATCACTAGGATTAAAAAGATGTAAAAATCCAACAGAACAATTGTCATTATTATTTCCTACTCCTTGATGAATTACTTGAAAAGCTGTTGATTGTGCTAAATCTGGACTTGTGTCATATCCTAAAGCTGTATTATTGTCTGCTTCATCATGGTAAGCGTGAAAAAATGTTGTAGTTTTAGTTACGTTATAATTAGAACCAGTATCAGCACTGCCGTTAAATGTAAGATCAACATCATTACTAGCTGGATGTATATTTATAAACTTAAATACATATTCTTTATAAGTAGAATCTATTCCTGAAGTAAAACTAATTGTGGAACTACTACTAGCAGTCTGCTCAGATATTAATACTAAGCTACTACCAGAGACCCCTGAAGGGAGACTGGTAATGGATGCCATGGATCTGTCATTGCATACATTGATTGACATGGGTTATCCTTTAGGGTTGTCTGATCTTACTTTATCACAATGATCTTTAAATGTTGATGTGCCGTTCTTTTGATC